TCATAGCTCTTGAATCAAAGTATAGGTGAAGTATTTCTTGCCTGATGCAATGCACGCCTGAATCAGTTCTTTGAATTGCTTGCTGTTGTTAAGCACTTGACAGCCAGCTGACCACTTCTCAATCAGTGTAGATGTAGCTGATGGATTGGCTCTGTGTATGTTTATGCCAAAGATTCCAGTATCTTCCTTCCCTTGCTCTTCAGCAATGGCATCCTTGTCATCATCTCTGAAGACAGTCACCTTCTTAGCTTGAGTTAATGCTGTGTATTGACCTTTGTGCAGACCTATCTGCCAAGTGTCTATATATTGTCCTTGTTTCAAGACAGCACAACCATTGACATTCATTGGATTTTTTAGCCAATATGTGCCTGGATTAGTTGTGCCTGTGAAGACTTTCAATTCATCACCATTCACAAGACAAATGAGATCATCAAATTTGTTTGGCTCATTGGCTTTGCTTCTTATTCCAATTATGTGGAAAGCTTCCCACTTATAGCCAAGCTCTTCAAATTTAGCTTTGAGTTCTTCTATTGTTGGTGTTTTCATTTGCTCTCTTTATCTGTTTATCAAGCTTTGTCAAATAGACTTTGAGCTTCTGCTCATATGCTCTTCTTGTTTGCTGTTCCTTGTTCATGCAGTAAATCAACCATTGTAAAAGTCACGAATGCTCCACTTGATTCTTGAATCATATCTGTCCTTGTAGCCATCACTGAACATCACAGAGCTCTGTCTGTTGACCTTCTTCAATGGAGAGATATCAGGGAATGTGTTGCTTGTGTATTCAGGAAACAAACTGTTGTTATCACATAAGTAGTCAACAAGTCTTTGTGTGTACCATGTCGCGTTATCTCTGGCTTTGTCAACCAAAGAATCAAGTTCTCCCTTTGTGATTGGAGTTGTGTCTTCAGACTGTCTGCTCACCACATTTCCATTGTCCAACTTGTAGACAAGTGATGGATACAATTCAACCATTGTCCACCATGCTGTTGCCTTCAACACATAGTTATTCAATAGAGTCTCATAGTTACCACTCAATGTGTTGTTTTGAATCTCTGTCTTGAGCTTGTTGAATAGATCAGTACCAAGCCACAACTGAATGTACTTGTCTTGTGCTAAGTATACAGCTGGTCTGATTAAGTTGGTATCAACAGCTTCATTGAGCTGAGTATACTTGGTCAAGTATTCTTTGTTGATGAATAGAATTTCTGATGGTATCGGCATTGTGTTAATTTTTAAGATGGATATCTCCCATGATTTGGCAAGTCATATGTTGCAGTATTTGCTGTTGCAAAGTCTTTTGCAATATCTTTCAATGGCATTCCAGCTCTGATTGCTTTTGCCACTGAGATTGGATCAGAGTTCTTCAGACCTTTGTCAGCCAAGAATCTTCCCTTCTCTCTCTTTCTGAAATAGACTCTTCTCTCCCAATGATGTTTGCAATTGACCGAGCCTTTATACAACCAGATGCTATAAGTAGATCCATTGTGTCCCATATTTGCATTGACTGAATTGCTATCATCACTCATAGCATTTAAGTCCTCATATCTGTAAACAATACCAGCCTTTGCAGCTGCTACCATTTGTCTGCAAAATTTGCGACTATTAGCACTTAGATTCTTTGAATAGCTGTATCTGATTTTGTAGAGTCCTGAGTCCATCTCACTCTGTTCATTGGGCGAAGCATAACTTCTCACTGATGCCATGTCTACTGGCTCAGCTTCAATCAGCTCCCATTCTTCTTCATCAATGATCTCTCCCTTATCTTCCAACCATTGCAACCACAAGTCTTCATCTTCTTCACTGAAGTGAGGAATATCAATTGACAATTCAGTCTTATATCTCTCTATGATAGCAGCTGCCCAATCTCTTCCAGCATCTCCTCCCCACAACTGCCATGCTATTCTTCCAGCACTTGCGAATCCCTCTTCACCTTGATTCCATCCTTCTGCTTCCTTGTCGATTTCATGGCGAGCAAAGTAGCTGTTCATTCTTTGCACTGTCTCAAAAGAGAGATTTCTTCTGTTGCTGATATCTCTTGCTCTCGCCACTCCAACCTCAGTGCCTCCCCTTCCATATTCCTCTCGCCACTTCAAGCCAAGTTCTGCCTCATCTGCCATCTCTTGAGTTGGCTCAAATGATTCAGGGATTGCAAGCTCTACTTTTTTTTTTTGACTCTCAAGCTTAGTCACTGCATCTCCATTAACTGTGAACATTGACTTTGCAATGTCAACTGGAAGTTGTAAGAATTGCACCAAGAATACAATGGCTTGTTCAGTAGTCAAGATTCCTTCTTTGACTTTTGCGACAATATCAAGAGCTGAAGCTATCTGTGCTCCATTGTATGTCACATCACTGACCTTCACTTCTGCTGATGCTGTATCTGTTGGAGCTGATGCTGTTGCACTTGGTAAAGCAACAGAGTCTTTTGCAGCTGCTTGCTCATCTTGTGTCAAGATATCATTTCCAACAATTGTAAATTCAGCAACAATGCCCATGCTTTGAAATAACATCTCAATGCCATCACAAATCATTCTTTGGTATGGCTCAATCACTTGTTGTTTGAATATCTTGAAAGCTTGTTTAAGCTCATCTGTATTGCTACCAAGACCACCATTCTCTCTGATTCCAAAGAGAAGAGGAGAAGTGACTCTGTGTCCAATCATAATGTTATTTCTTGACTCTTCAGAAAGCACTGTCCACTTTTTGTCTGCATCATCAAGAGGAATCAAGTCAACCTTTGGAGCACGATCTTGTGACTCGTTGAATGTGAAGATTCTCTTGCCAGCCATCTGTGTACCACTCATTTTCTCCCATTGATTCTTGATCATGATTTGCTCCTCCGGATCAGGCACTCCATTGTTGAAGTGAATCATGTATCCGGGGAACATTCCATTCTGCAAAAATGCATTGTAGAAGTGACTTATCTGTCTTGTGCATTCAATGTATTCAAGAGCTGAGTAGTAGTCAGGTTTGGGATAGTATGCACTGCCCGGAGTCATTACTGACATGAATAGCACTTGACTTGGCTCTTCTTCATTCGAGCTCTTGTTGAACATCGGAATGTATACTGGAGCATTCTTCTTCTTTCTGATATCTGCCCAATCTTTCGAGTAATATATACCCGGAATGATGTCCTCTTCATTCGTTACAGCAAGTCTGCAGTTCTCGAATGGTAAGTGATTGATACGAGCTATTGTAGTTCTATCCACTGACCATACAACTTCCCAAAAGAATCCACCATGCAACTTCAAATCAAGTGAAGTGCAGTGTCTAAGTTCATCTATCTTCAAGCGGTCAGCTTCTCTCTTTGCAATTGGAAGAGCTGTGCTGAATTCCTTTCCAGCTATTGTGAAAGCTATTGACATGGTCAATGAGCCATGCACAGAGCTTGTATTGTACAAGTCAATTAGGTATTGACTGAAGAGATTGTTCTCTCCATGATTTACCCACCCTTTCGGAGTCTCTTTCTCAACTGCTTCTTGCACATAGTCTTTGGCCATGTTAACAATGAGAGGAGCTGTGTGTTGTATTTTATCCATTGTATGTGATGTCCGAATTTACGGATAGATTTGGATCAGTGAAATATGGTGTTGAAAAGTCTTGGACCATCAAATATCCCTTCTCAATGAGACCTACTACAACTGCATTTGTTGGATCAAGATTCGTGCTTGAATTCTGACCATACACCTTGAATGAATAGCGAGCTGGATATTCAATGAGCAATGATGAATTCAATGGATCATTTGCATCTGTACTGATGAGAATTGATGTATATCTCTCATTGGTCACAGCTATTTGAGGAATGCAATACAGCTTCTCAAGTGTTTGCTCATTGGTGAGCTCAAGTAAATAATCAGTGTATGTGTTAGACAGCAAAAGCTCCCCTTCCTGTAATTGTAGAAAGAGGAGCTGTGCTGATGTATTTGTCAACAAGTACAGCATGTACTTGTAAGATTAAATGTTACTTGTGCTAACTGTGATAGTTGCAAAGTTGTCGAATGGAGATTCAGTTGCTGGATCGAATGCATCAAGCATATATGCTTTGTTCTTCTCTTCAGCAGTGAATGTGATATTATATCCATTCATGTCTCCCTTGTTCACTCCAGTCTGAGTAGTGAATGCAGTCACTTCTGCTGAAGTGTGATATCCAACCATCCAGATGTTGTCATTGCTGTCTTGCACGAATACAACAAGTCTTCCTTTAGCCATGTTCTGAAGTTCTAATGAACGAGCAGAAGATAGACCATGAAGAGCAGCCACTACAGTCTGAGTATAGAAAATTGTTCCATTCTCAATTGAGATAGCAGCTTCTTCAGTGAAGCTTCCTGTGTTCTTTGGACAATCATATTTGAAGATTGTGCCAGTTGCAAGAGCAGTAACTATATTGGTAGTTCCGTTGATAGTCGCACTGTTCTCTCCGAATGTTGCGAATGTACCAAGATAAACAGCTTTGATGCCACCAATGCCTTCTTTGCAGTTGATGCTCATCCCATGTGTAAGGCTACAGCTCATTGTTGTGTCTTATTTTTTTTATGTAATTATTGAAATGAATCTGTTCAGTAAGCAAGAGCACTGAGCTCTCACCTACTGAACAAAGGATTCTTCTTAGTATGCTAAGATTGCTTCAGTGGGGAAAGCAACTTGAGTTCCAGCTCTGAATTTCATTACTACTCGAACATTGTCGCTTCCGTCAGTTTCTGACATATCAACAACTTTAGCTTCGTTGAAGTCTGAATTCAAATCAGTTCCAAAGTGCAAGTTGTCCTTCTTAGCAAACACAACAGTGTTGTCAGGAAT